AGCGCCATGCTGTTCGACAACTTGCACAATGCTACTCATAATAATGGCAACGCATTTGGATGTTGTTATCACCTGTATAGATAGGAACTGGCCTTGAAATGCGTTCAGTATACATGTGGCTTGCTCACGCCGTGCCCTCCCCACATAAATTAGCCCCAACAGCGCCCCTTGCGACAATTTCTCGCTCTCCAGTGCACCAAGCTTTAACGGGCAAGTCACGTGATGCAACATGGCGTTCGAAAACTACCCGCTCGGCGAGGACAGTCACTTGTTTTTATGCAGTTTATAAGAGTTTCCTTGGACAACATACATAAAATCACCATGCATTCTTGAGATAAGAACTCCAGGTTTGGTTTGAGGTGATGTTTCAATTCATAAAGAGTTTGTTGGATTTTAAAGAGGGGACGAAAATAGCCGTCTAGAATTACGATCAGAACCGGGTCATCTGTAATAGTGTTGTGCGCACTCAAGCGTAAATGTAAATTGTTGTCGGACTTTTCAGACGTGATTTGCTGGATGCAAAGTTATAGGATAAATAAGGCAAGACACATAGATGATATAAACGTACTTCTTTCCTACTCAAGAGAATTTTCTTTTTTACAATTGACCTCGAAGTCTGCATCCACCAATAAGTGACCGTAAACTGGTCCTGCACGTAAACTGGTAACCTTACGTTACTTGTGCGTTTGGGGACACAGTGTTATATTTCGTTTGTGCTGTAACATATATATTATGCAAATTCAATAAACATCATATATCAATATGTCACAAGTGCCTGTTTATGCATTCTCAAACATACTCTGCATTGTGGTTACACTACTAGTATCCCAAGAACTAATATTTAAAGTGCTTAGTGATGAGCAATCTCGGAACATAGAATTCATAGCTGTAGCTCCATGGAATCGTGAAAATCCGATGTCCCCAAAAAAATTAAGAGGTGTTTTAAGTAGTTTAGTTAAAAAGAAAGTTTTTATTGAGGATTTAATTCAAGGTGATACATGGTTTTCACCAGAAAAACCAGCATTTTTCTTTGGAAGTTATTTTTGTAGAGATAATTACGAAGGCAATCAAATAGATGATTGTGATATGGAAAAAGTTTATGATGCAATAAAATAAAACCTAACTAAGAAGCCAGGTGGGAGCTATTGGCATTAGGTAAATAAAGGGGGTTTTACAACTCCCTTTTTTTTATGTAATTTTGTTAAATGGCAAATAGACAAGTTTCGACACATAAAAAAAGATTAATGCTCAAAGCATTGGAAAAAAGTTTATCAGTTGTTACAACAGCTTGTAAGCAAGTTGGCATTGATAGACAAACACATTATAATTGGCTTAAAAAAGATGCTAAGTATGCAGCAGAAGTTAAATCAATTGAGGATATAACATTAGATTTTGCTGAAAGCCAATTACATAAGCAAATACAAGAGGGGAATACAACTGCAACAATATTCCTATTAAAAACAAAAGGGAAAAAAAGAGGTTATGTTGAAAGGCAAGAAATACAACATGATAGCTCTATTGAAAGCAAACTAATTGAATGGACACCAGCCAAAGACAAAAAGTAACTGAGTATTGCAACAAACAATTTTATGAAGCTGTAAATACCAATGCCAGATTAAATATATGGCAAGGTGGTACAAGATCTGGTAAATCCTGGAGTTTGATGCAATACTGTTTATATTTAATGACTACTGAAAAGAAGCCACTAACAATAAGTATAGTTAGAAAAACACTCCCAGCATTAAAAAGATCTGTTCTAAGAGATTTTTTACATATATCAAAAGAGTTAGGTATATACTGGAATGGCATACATAATAAATCCGAAAACACATTTGAGTTTAATGGGCATACTTTAGAGATGTTTAGTGCTGATGATGCACAAAAGATTAGGGGATCTGCTAGAGATATATTATGGATAAATGAGGGCAATGAATTATTTTTTGAAGATTATCAGCAATTAGTAATGCGAACCAGGAAAAAAATATTAATTGATTTTAACCCATCAGATCCAGTACATTATCTTTATGACTTAGCCGAAAGGGATGATGCTAACTTATTTATCTCAACATACAAAGACAATAAGTTTTTGCCCAAAGAATTAATTGATGAGATTGAAAGGATAAGGGAAAGAGATCCAGATTATTGGCGAGTATATGGTGAGGGACAAAGAGCAGTATTTAGTGAAAAGCAAATATTTAAAAACTGGAATTATATTCCATATTCAGATTTTCCACAAATAGATGATGAAGTGCTTGGATGTGATTTTGGATTTAGCCAGGACAATCTTGGAATTGTAAAAGTTGGTAGGCATAATGATAAATTATACATACATGAATTAATGTATAAAAAAGGAATGACAAACCGAGATATTGCTGAATTTATTAAACAGCAAAACCTACAAGATATGTTAATGTATTGTGATAGTGCTGAGCCAAAAAGTATTGAGGAACTAAGGCAAATGTCAGTATGGGCAAAACCAGCTATAAAAGGTCAAGGTAGTATAAATGCTGGAATAAGTTTATTAAAAGAATTTGATATATATGTTAGTGAGGAATCAATGAATATTTTAAAAGAACAACAATCATATATTTATGATGAGCTAAAAGATGGCACAATAATTAACAAACCAAAAGCAAACCAACAAGATCACTTGTTAGATAGCATTCGTTATTGTGTTTATTCAAGGTGGCGAAATCGTAATGACTTTTTTGTTGTATAATAAAAGAATTTATTATTTTGTATTTTTACATAAAATTTTATTTTAATGGCATCATTCTTTGACCGATTCAGAAACCTATTGACCAAAAATGCTCAACAAACAGCACAAGAATATAACAAAGCTATTTATAACTGGCTTGGAGAAAGCATAGTTTGGAATCCAGAAAACGACACAACTTACATTAATGAGGGATACAGAAAAAATGCAACTGTTTATTCATTAGTTAACATTATAGCAAAAGCAGCATCATCAATACCATTTCAAGTTTATGAAAAGGTAAATGATAATGATTATAAAAGATATAAAGCAATGAATAGTGGCACACTAGATTCTGGTGTTATGCACAAAGCAAATTATCTAAAAAAGAAAGCATTAGTTGAATTACAAGATACTGATCTACATAAATTGTTAGATCGACCAAACCCAGCTCAATCTTATGCATCTTGGATTACTGAGCTTATAGCTTTTGGTAAATTAACTGGTAACAGATACATTTATGGTATTGCTCCAGAAACTGGCAATGGTGCTGGTAAATACAAAGAGTTGTATGTTATGCCTAGTCAATTAATTGAAATTATATCTGGTGGTATTATGCAACCAGTAAAAGAATATGCAATTGAATATAATGGGCAATATAAAATACCAGCTGATCAAATATGCCATATAAAAGATTTTAATCCTTACTTTGATGGATCTGGTTCACACCTTTATGGTCAATCACCACTTAGAGCTGGTTTAAGATCAATGACAACAAATAATGAAGCTGTACAAACTGGGGTTAAATATTTACAAAACCAAACAGCTAGGGGTGTGTTAATGAGTGATGAGGGTGATTTAAATGAGGTTCAAGCACAACAATTAAAAGACAAGTTTAGAAAAAACTTTCAAGGTGCTGAAAATGCTGGTGATATAATTATAACTCCAAAAAAATTATCTTGGGTAAACTTTGGATTAAATGCAAGTGATGTTAGTTTAATTGAACAATACAATGCATCTATAAAAGATTTATGTAATATCTATAATGTACCAGCTGTACTTTTAAATAATACAGAAAGCTCAACGTATAATAACGTAAAAGAAGCTAAAAAGGCATTATACCAAAATTGTGTTATTCCTGAGTTAAATAAAATTGCTGATGAGTTAAATAGATGGTTAGCACCTAAGTATGGTGAAAAACTTTGTATTGAGTTTGATTATAGTTCAATACCAGAATTACAAGAGGAAACTGAAAAGGTAGTTGATCAAATGGCTAAGGCATGGTGGTTAACTCCAAACGAAAAAAGAGCTGCAATGAGTTTTGGAGCTGATGAGGAAAATCCAATATTAGATGACTATTATATCCCAGCTAATTTAATTCCAGCATCTGGCAATGATATTGAAATTGAAGATCCTCAACCAGCTTTACAAGAACAAGAGGAAAAAAAAACTAAAGTTGGGAATATAGAAATTAAAGCAACTTACAATGACTATCCACAATCAGCATCTAACAATGCTAAAAGAATGATTGAATGGAGAGAAAAGCATGGCAGAGATGAAGTTAGAGGTGGAACTGAGGTTGGTTGGAAAAGAGCAAGTCAATTAGCTAATAGAGAAAAATTATCTGAATCAACAATAGCTAGAATGGCACAATTTAATAGACACAGAGAAAATGCAACAATAGATCCACAATACAAAGACACCCCCTGGAAAGATAGAGGATATGTAGCATGGAACTTATGGGGTGGTACATCTGGTGTAAATTGGGCAATAAAGAAAATCAAACAAATTAGAGATGAGTAATGGAAAATGGAGAGATGCTTTTGAAAAACAAAGGAGAATAACAGAAAAAAGAAATATCTCAAGATTTACAAGATACTATCAAACTGAATACAATAAAGGTGTTGACAATGTTTTAAATACTGGCAACACTAACTATCAATATTTATTTACTGTTGATTTTTTTGATAAACTATATAATGAGTTGTATCAAGATACATCAATGCATTTTGCTAAATGGTATGCTAGAACTTTTGACAAATACATAAAAAAAGGTGTTAGTAGTAAAGAGTATGTAACTCAATGGCAATCTGCATTTGGATTATATGCTAAACAAGTAGCAGCAACAAATGTTGTTTTAGTAAGTGGAACTGCAAAAAAAACATTAATTAAAATAACACAAAGATTGTTTGCTGATCCTGAGTTTATGGGTTTAGGTTATGATGCAAAAGCTAGAATACTAAAAAAACAATTTACTAAATATTCAAGGTATCAAGCACAAAGATTAGTTAGAACAGAAACTACAAGAGCTGCAAACTATGGAGTTGAGCAAAGTGCCTTAACTGTTTTTCCTGGTGAAAACTTAATTAAAGAATGGTCAACATCTCTAGATGGCAGAGAGAGAGAGTGGCATGCTGTTGCTAATGGGCAAAAGGTAAAACACAAAGATTCTTTTATTGTAGGTGGTGAAGCTATGATGCGACCAGGTGAGGGTTCAGCTAGAAATGTTGTAAATTGTAGGTGTTCAGTAATTTATTATCCAGATCAATCAAATCAACCCAGCTCATCAAGTAATCTACTATTTAATATTGGTGCTGGTTTAGCAATCAATGAGCTAACAAAGGATTAAAAATTATTTTAGTAATTTTACAAAAAATATATGTATATGGAATTTATTTATAAAGCAGCTCCTCTAGGCGACATTATTTCTGATTTTGATGAAAAGAATGGTATCGTAAAAGGTTATGGTTCTTATTTTGACAATAAAGATAGCGACCAAGATATTATTAGAAAAGGAGCATATCAAAAGACAATACAAGAAAATGGTTCAAGGGTTAAGTATTTATATCAACATGATATGATGCAACCAATAGGTAAAATGAAAGAGTTATATGAAGATGACAAAGGTTTAGTATTTGTTGCCGAAGTACCTAAAACACAACTTGGAACTGATGTTATTGAGCTTATGAAAGCTGGTGTGATTACTGAAAACTCTGTTGGTATTATGCCAATAGTTAAAGAACAAAAAGGTGATTACAGAGAAATAAAGGAAGTAAAACTATATGAAATTAGTGCTGTTACTTTAGCAGCAAATGATCAAGCTAAGATATTAGATGTTAAAGGCACAACTAATATTGATCAGATTTACAAAAGATATGATAATATCTGTAAATTAATTAGAAAAGGCAATATCTCAGATGATATGGGATATGCTTTAGAATCCGAAATTATCAAACTCAAAACATATTTCATTAATGCTACTCAGCCAGTTGAGGAAACTACTGAGCCAGTCGAAGTCAAGCATGAGATTGATGTTTATAAATACTTGTTAAATAATCTTAAATAATTCTTACTAAAATGGAAGAAAATGTAAAAAAACAGCTTGACCAAATTGGGGATCTTATAGATGCTAAATTGGAAAAAGCTCATGGACAAGCACTAGAAAGTGCTACTGGTAAGGCAGATGAAATGCTTAAAAGCGAAATCTCAAACCTTGCTAACAAATTTAATGAGAGATTAGATCAAATGGAAGTTGCTAACAAGAAAAATCTTGAAGCAAAAGCTAATGAAAATCTAACTTTCAAAGGTGGCTTAATTAAGTCAATAAATGATGGTGCTATTGAAAACCTTGTAAAAGGAAACTCAAGATCTGCATCTTTTGAAGTTAAAGCTGACATGACTGTTGGTGCTGACTTTACTGGGGAAGTTATCCCAGCTGATAGAGTTGCTGGATACAAATATGATCCAACTCGACCAGTTCACATTAGACAATTAATCCCACAAGGATCAACTAGCTCTGATGTTATTAGATTCGTAAAAGAATCAGGATATTCAAATGGTGCTGCAACTGCTGCTGAGGGAGCTACATTAGCACAATCAGATTTTGATTTTACTGCATCTGACAGCAATGTTAGAAAAATTGGAACATACTTTAGAATTTCTGAAGAAATGTTAGCAGACACTCCACAGCTTACTAGCTATATTTCAGCTAGAGCGCCAGAAAAATTATTAAATGTTGAGGATACTCAAGTTTTATCTGGAAATGGATCTGCACCAAATTTATCTGGTATTATTACAGATGCTGCTGATTTTGATGTATCATCTGGTGGTGCATTTTATCAGTCAGTAGATGCTGCTAATGAGTTTGATGTACTTGTTGCATCTTTAAACCAATTAGCTTTATCTAACTACCAAGCTAGTTACATACTATTACACCCAACAGATTTCCACAAAATCTTATTATTAAAAGATACTCAAAACAATTATCTTAAAGATCAAGTGTATTCTGGGTTACAACCTAACTTTATGGGAGTGCCAGTTATAATCAATAATGCGATTTCAGCTGGATCATTCTTATGTGGAAACTTTAACGTAGGTACACAACTTTGGATAAGAGACAACGTAAATGTTGAGTTCTTTAGAGAAGATGGAACAAACGTAAGAGATGGTTTCGTAACTGTAAGAGTAAGCGAAAGAATAGCATTGACAAACTACTTGCCAAATGCATTCGTAAATGGTTCATTCTCAACTGCAAAAGCAGCTTTAGAAACACCATAATAATTGCTTTTATTATAATTAAAGGGGTATTTATTACCCCTTTTTTTATGGGGTAAACTCAAATAAATTAAAAATAAATGCAAAAAATATTTTGTAATTAAAAAAATTCTTTTATCTTTGGTGTATAATTAAAAACAAAACATTAAAAATTATAGTTATGAAAATTCAGATTAACCCAACACAAACTCAAGAAATTAAATCTTTTAAAACTGTTAGATTTATAAACAAGCAAGATTTAGAATACCAACTATCAATAGTTAAATTAGGTATAAAATATAATAGATACCAGCAAATGATTGTTAGAACTGTTAAAGGTTATAATAAATTAAATAAACAAATGGAAATTTTGTTTAACCTAGATGTTAAAATAAGTAGGTTGTTAGATAGATTTGATTTTAAAAAACAAGAAAGTAGAACGTTAGATTATTCAATTAAATAAAAACTATGGGGGTGTAAAAACCCCTTTAAAAAACTTAGATATGTTTGATATGTATAAAAAATTCTTAAAACAAGATCCAGACAACTGGAAATGGTTAATAGCAATCCATGTGGTGCTATATGGTTTATGTTTAATCTTAATGATTGATTTATAATTATGAGTGCAAAAGCAAGATTTAATCACACAATAAAAAAAGCAAAAGAGCAAGGCAGATTTGAAAGATCTGAAAGGCAAAAGCTCAACAACTTATTTGGTATAATGGCAAATGTTCAAAAAGATTTATTTAAAAATGAATAGAAACTATTTAAAGCACTTTTTAGCTATCCTTTTATTCTTTTTAATGTTTAGGGCAATAGAAATGTCAAACGACTTGTTAACAGCCATTATATTGGGTATTTTAGGTATATCAGTATTAACAAACAATAATCATGAACAAGGGAGATAATAAGTTAGTCATTTTAGACACCGACACAATAATAGCTAGTTCTATTGAAAGGAAAGCATGGGATAATTTACCAGCAATAAAAAAACTTAGAGTATTTAAACATATGGATGCTATAAGACAAATAATACAATCACACCCATTGTAATTTATAGTTTTTGTTTTGTTTTAATTTGTGATTGTGAAAAAGCCAGTTGTTAATTCAGCTGGTTTTTTTTTATTTTTAGTAAATGACACATAACCAAAAAGGGTGCTTTGCTGAATATCACTTTGCAGCAACTGCCATTTCTTTAGGTTACAATGTTTGTACTCCATTAATGAATTCTAGTTACTATGACTGCATACTTGAAAAGGATGGCAAAATGTTTAAAATCCAGGTTAAGTATTTAGGAAAAGATAGGTTAAGGCGAGGCAATAGTATGCAAATAACTCTTAGGCGTACTGGTTTACCATCTTATGAAAAAAAGTATGTTGACTATTTTGCTTTATGGGATGAGCATAATAATGGCTTTTTTATAATACCAAACTTAGGGCAAACTAGCTTAAAGATTAACATTAATGGTAAGTATAAAAATAATTTCAATAACTTTGCATTGATTTCATAAATAAGTTAAGGTGCTGCTACTTAAAAACTAGTGGCACTTTTTTTTTATCTTTACATAAAAATATTAATTATGAAAATTAAATTATTAACTCAAATCAAAAAAGGTGGTCAAATTTA